GAGTTATGAACAAGGTCAACGTAAATTTAGAAATCAAAAACGTATGGCACAAGAAGATGCTTTGAGAAGAAAGAAGTTTGGTTTACCTGAAAAGACATATGAGATAGATGCTCCAATGACAACAGAGGGTATAAGTGAAGCATTTAATTATGAATTACAAAATTATGTTAGGTCACAGTTTAAAGATTTAATAGATACAGGTCAAGAAGAGAACGCTTACAAAAAAGGTTTAGCGTCAGTAATAGCAGCATTTAGTAGTTAGTTTATGGAACTTACAAAAGATTTAATAGAACATATAAAAGACTTAGAAGGTTTAAAGTTAGAAGCATATCGTGATGTCAATAATGTATTAACTATAGGATACGGTCACACTAATGCAGCAGGCTCTTTCAAATTTAAAGAAGGAGATACTATATCTGCAGAAAAAGCATTAGAGATATTGCAAGAAGATTTAAACGAAGCAGAAGGTTTCGTGGAACAAATGTTAGAGAATAGAAATCTAGATATTACTAACCAACAGAAAAAAGATTATATGACTTTAGTTTATTTCAATAGACCTTGGGCGTTAAGAGATACAATGGATGTAATTGCAGGAGATAACTTTGACGCTATACGTCCTAGTCAACTAGAAAGTTACAAAGATTACAGAGAAAAAGATGCACCTAATTGGTTTAAAGATAGAATAAATAAAGAGATTGCATTTCTTAATGAGTTTGATGACCCAACAGAAACAGGTGGTAATGCTACTGACACTAAGAAACCTATACCAATATATTTAGAAGGTAAGCCACAGTTAGTTGACCCTAACATAGCTGATATGATTGTACAGAATACTGACTATACATATGAACCAACAGGAGTTTCTAACTTACGTAGAGAACAATCTAAATATCAAGCTAGAATAAAGATTAAAAAGCTAGGCGATTTATTTAATAGGGAGGTGAATCCAAGTGAATGATGATGAGTTAACTATAGAAGGTATGCCTGCTAGTGAACTTATAAATGAAGATAAAGTAGAAGAGTCTTATACTCCTACATACAATAACTACACAGGTCATGCACAAAAACCTACCCCAGAACAAGTTTATTATGATGGTAACTTTTACTATTGGTTATGGGATATCTCTGGAAACTTAGATGAAGCAGAGGGTACAAGTTGGTTAGCTTATAGAGCAGGTACTAGATACAACCCTAATGGTTTTAATGACACACCTAGTGGAGATAACAGGACTGGTCCACAACCAGTTACTACTGCACCAGGAAACCTAATTGGAGATGATATTTTAGATATTAAACAGATATCTTCTTCTTATAACTTATTAGATGGTTGGAATCCTGGACAACAGTTTGAAGATAGAATAGCTATGTATGAAGATATAGCACCATTCTTTTTTGAATCTGTTGTAGATGAACAAGGTAATGTTGAGTATCCAGGAATGTCATTACTCTTTGATTCTGTAGTAAGTGGTGTACCTATTGACCAATCAGACCCTAGACTTATTGCACTGAAAGCCCCATACACAACAGAAAAGATAGATTATTTAAACGCTTTAGGAAAATCAGGTTATACAATATCAGGCAAACCGAATCAAAAGTTATTAGCTTTGAGGGTTACACGAGCAGGACAACTAGACAGTGCATTAGCTAGTCTAGGTTTGAATCCTAATAAATATAAAGTTGATAATTCAGATACTTATGAAGGGTTATTGAATATAGCTGTACAGGGAGATATATCTGCAGGGTTACTAAAAAACTTTATTGGTTATGTTGAGAACCTAGATGGCTATGCAATTAGTTCAGAAGATACTTTAAGTCCTTTGTTTACAAGTGTTGCAGATAAATTAAGTTCTGATAGTTCGGGATTAGATTTATCAGATTACATCTTTAACAATAAAGCACAAGCAAAAGGTATAGAGATTCTTGGCGTAGGAACATACAATGGACTTTCTGAAAGTGAAAAGAAAACTATAGCTACTTTGTATGCAACAGAAGGTGAAGAATCTGTAAAAGAATATCTACAAAATGTATTTGACAATACTCCTTACTTTGAAAAGTATGCAGGTAAAGGTCTTAACTATGGAAAGATAGTTGGTCCATATCTAAAACTTTACGCATCTATATACGGAGATAATCCTGATGAAACTAGCACAGAGTTCTTAGAAGAACTAGGTACTGGATTTCAAGAAGCTGGTAAAAACTTTAGACAAAAAGCATACAACAGTAACAATAAATTCTTTGCTTACAACCTAGCAAGTGAGATGAATAAGTCCCTAGGTGGAGCAGTAGTTAGGAGCATATAATGGTAATGTTATACAGAAGTGATGATTTAGTAGGATTTAATGTAGATACCTCAACAAAAGAAGGTAGAGATAGACTCAATGAATTAAAGACTAATGCTAATTATACGGAATCTTATTCTGAAGCATTAGCTAATTCTACACAAGTTGGTGGCGTAAACTATACAGGTGGAGGAGAGACTACAGATTCTACTCCTATTAAAGAAGAAGACCTATCTCCTTATAGCAGAGAACAAGCCAAAGTATTATTGCCATACATAACAAAGTTAGACCCTGTACGTGGAGAAAAACTAATAGATTCCTACACACAAGGTTTCATTGATACAGGTAAACCAGAGTTTGCTTTAGCAAATATGCGTTCAACAGTAGAATACAGCGAAATGTTTGAAGGTATAAAAAGACCTGATGGAAGTCTTAGAATGACAGAAGCACAGTACTTACAAAATAAAGAAGCTGTTGCTATTCACTTACAAGAATATAACTTAGGTGGATATGCAAAAGAAAACTTAGATGTAATATTTCCTAAATTATTAGCTAACAATGTTAGTCCTGATGAATTAAGAAATAGAGTTAAAGCAGTATCAGATACTATAACCTCACTACCTGAAGAACAGAAAGCACAAGTTCTTGGACAATACTCACAGTATTACTCTGATGAGTTAGGTGAGAATGTAGAAGTTACTGAATCTGCTTTAGTTGCTATAGCTATAGACCCTGAAGTTAATGCACAAATACTTTCTAAAAGATTAAATGTATCACAGATAAGTGCAACATTTGAAAGAGTTACTGGGGAAGATATAGATTATAACGCAGTACAAAGACTTGTTAGTGGTGGAATGACAGCTCAAAGAGCAGCTAGTGAGTTTGAAACAGCAACTGCTAGAGCTATGACTGCTTCAAGATTAGCTAGAAGATTCGGTAGAGCTAAGACAGAATATTCAGCATTAGAGTTTGCAGAGATGGGTGCAGCACCTGATACAGAATTTGCAGAACAAGTTTCAATATTAGCAGCACAAGCAGAGTCTGAAAGTGCTGTACAGATAGGTGCAAAGAAAACACAAGAAGGTGCAGTAACTGGCTTGACAGAAGCGTAAATCTGCTATAATAAATGTAGTGCCTGGCAGGAATCGGCACTTAAAAAATAGGGCTGCATTTCGATAGCACTACCAAGGTGTGTTGTCTGTATTTTAAAATCCTTGCGAAATCCCTTTAATTACCTAGCGATTATGTTATGGGATATTTATATGCTAGAGAAAAGATGGAGATAAAATGGAAGACATAAACAATTTAGACCAAGCTACAGAACAAGCTGAAGATTCTAATGATAATATAAAGCAACTTAGGGATGAGTTTAAAAAACTCAAAGCTGAGAACAAAGCATTCAAAGCTCAGGCTATGGGTACTGCTCTACAGTCATTAGGACTAGAACCTGAAAAAGGTATTGGTAAAGCTGTAAGTAAATTGTATGAGGGTGAGATGGATATAGCATCTATCAAAGACTTTGTACAAAAAGAATTTGGTGATGCTATTAATGCTGAACCAACATCAGCACCAGAACAAGCTAGTAATGTAGTAGAAGCTCAATCACGTATTGAGCAACTTAATAAACTTGGCGTAAATGCTGAACCTACAGATGTGGGTCAAGAATTTTTAAATTTTGTTAGAGATTCCAAAACTAAACCAGGAGACTCAATCAATGCAAAATTGCGTATGATGGAGACTCTTAAAAAACAAGACAAATAATAATTTATAGGAGAAGATAAAAATGGCAGACATATCGTTAACAAACAGTACGATTTATGCACAAAATATTAATAACTTCACTGGTGAATTGTTCAAAGTCGGTGGTCAAAGAACACCTTTACTCTCAGCAGTTGGAGGCTTGAATGGTGGTAAAACATTAAGCTCTACATTTTGGCAAGTCCAAGTAGAAGATAATGCAACCATTTCATCAGAACCAACTAAAGGACAAGAAGGTGCAGCACCTACAGAATACCTTGGAAGAGACAGAGCTGCTTACACATATGTAACTCAGATTTTTCATAAAGGTGTACAAATGACCTATACCGCTTTGGCATCTACCCAAAATCAAAACCCATTTGATTTATCAGCAAACATTGCAAACTCTTCAGACGGAGACGGAACAACAACAGCTGGTGACAAATTGGCTTTATTTGGTGGTAGCCCAGTGGCAGACGAATTTGCTTTCCAGATGGAAAAAGCAATGGAAAAAGTAGCAAGAGAAGTTGAGTGGTTTGCATTCAATGGTTCTTTCTCAGATGGTGCTAACGTAACACCTGGGTCAGGAACAAGAGAAATGTACGGTCTTGACGTATGGATTACCATAGGCAAGAACGCTAACAACGCTGCTGCAGTTAACCCATTAGGTGGTAACTGTTACTACAACGACACTTCAGGTGACGGAACTGGTTCAAGTCAAGTCATCTCTTTCGCAACTATATCAGGTGCGTTAAAGAGAATGTATGACAACCATGCTCCAATGTCGCAACCTGTACTATGCGTTAGTCCAAAACAATTACTAGACCTTAACAATGAACTTGTTAAAGGTACAGTTGATATAGCAGGAGCAATCATTCCTAGAGATAGAAATGTTGCTGGTGTTGATATTGATACAGTCATTACACCATTCGGTTCAATCGGATTGATGGTTATTGACCCAGATATCATGCCAACAGGCACTGCTTTCATCTTAGACTTAGCTTACATACAACCAGTATTCACAAATATCCCTGGATATGGAACTGTGTTCGTACGTGACATTGACCAAGATGCAAACGCTAGAATTGGTAAAGCAATTTATATGGAGATGGGATTCGAGTTCGGACCTCCTTCATATCACTGCAAAATTCAAGCAGTAGCTTAAATAATAATTGAAGATTAGGGTGGAACTCCACCTCCACCCTTTTCTTCTGCTATAGTAAGGAAGATATGATTAAATCAAAAACAGCTTTAATAGATATATCTGCAGACAATAACAACTCTTTAGGAGTACAAACTGAAGGTATGTTGCTTTGTGGTATACAATTCCCTGCAACCATGACAGGTACTAATGTTACATTTGACTTTTCAATGGATAACAGCACATGGGTAGATGTAACAGAAACAGATGGTACTGCAGTTACATACGTAGTAACAGCAGGAGACATGGTAAGAGTTGACCCTAGTGGTTGGGCTTTTGCTAGTAACGGCTATATCAGAGTTACATCTGATGGCAACGAAGCAGCAGATAGAATTTTAACATTACACTTTAGACATAGTTAGGAGAACCAATGGCTAATATTGGTAATCTAGTAGATAGAACCTTTAGAGAATATCTAGAACCTATGGATGATATTGTTAGTTATACAACACTAACAACAGGAGTAAATACAACAGAAACAAGTATTGTATTTAACGGAGACTTATTATCTGTAGAAGAAGAAGATGCTTTAGACACAGGTACAATAATTGAAATAGGTCAAGAACTTATGATATGTACTGACCTCAATGCTGTAACTAATACAATTACAGTTACTAGAGCAGCTAGAGGAACTACTGCAGCTAGTCATACAGCAGGAGACTTAATTAAAATAGCTCCACCTTTTCCACGTAAAAATGTATTTGATGCTGTATGTGACCAGATTAAAAACTTATACCCAACTTTATTTGCTACAGAAACAGTAGAAGTTGTTGTTGGTGATGGATATACTTTGTTGGGAACATATGATGCTCCAGGAACTAATAACTATTTAGTAGCACCTATAAAAGCTATATCACAATACACAGACTTTTCTGCTAACTCAGATACAACAAATGTTGTATTTAGAGGAGTAGCTGTTGAATTAATAGACCTACCTAACCCTTTCACTTATACAGATGATACGTCTACAGAAAGAACAATTACTTATACAACAGGTCCTGATGTAGTTCACGCATTACAATTTTCAGGTATAGCAGCAGGTCATATTGCATTTGTAACATTTAAAAAGAAATTTATTGACCCTACTGCAGAAACAGATACACTTGCAACAGTAGGATTAGAAGATGAATATGAACCTATTATTATGGCTGGTGTTGCCGCACATATGCTTAGTGGTAGAGATATTCCTACTGCAACAACTGATTATATAACTGACCAACTTTCTACATCAAATTTCCCAGTTGATTCAGCAACAAGAATAAGAAACTCTTTATTGAGTTATCAAAGAGCTTTAATACAACAAGCTAGAAAAGATTTAAGAGCTAGGTATCCAGAACCAGTTACGATTAACAATATAGTGTACTAATGCCTAGAGTAGCTACTACAATAAACACTTCTAACCCACAAAGGTATGGATATGATGTTCGTATTGATGATATATTACTTCGTACTGCTGTTGGTCCAGGTAGAGAGATGCAGATACAATCATCTGATGTACAAGAAGGTCAGGTTAATGTTAAGCAAAATGCAGAGGACTTTACATCTAACTTAGGTCGTATCTATTCAAGAAATAACTTTGCAGGTGGACAAGGATTAGATACAGCACATAGGGCTAATGGTACTCCTAAAGATACAACAAGATTTTTTGATAGCAAAGGTGTAGATGTATTTCATGGAGATGATGAATCTTCTTATCACACTCATTTGTTATACACAACTGCAGCAGAAAGTATTAGCTTTAGTTCAGATAATAACTATATGGCTAGAACTACTAATGGAAATATTTATGTAGCTGATGGTACAACTATTTATGAAAGTACAGATGATGGAGATACTTGGTCAGCTATGACATCTACTGGAATACTTTATGCTATTACAGGTATAGCTGCTTTTGGAAATACAATTTATGTAACTACTGGAACTGCAGGAACAACTAATACACAGTTCGCACACTATGAACCAGGTGGTCATGGTTGGGCAGTACATAATACAGGTTTTAGTGGTGGAATATTTACAGGTGTTTGGTTTGTAAAAGATAGATTAGTTGTTACAGCTAATGATGGAGATGCAGAATACTTATGGGAAGGTGACCCATTTGCAGACAGTTGGGCATCAGACTTTGCAACAGTAGATGCAATAATTACTGTAGAACCTACACACGAATTTACTTCTGTTGTTGATGCAGGTGCAGTTGTACTTGCAGGTAGTACAAATGAAAATGTTTATTCACTTAAAGATGTATCAGGAACATTAACACTACAAGGACAGACACACATACCTTTTGAACAGATACATTCAATGGCAGCTACAGAGGGAATTGTATTCTTAGGAACACAAGAAACTTCAAGAACTGTTGGTAGATTATATCGTGCAGATTTAACAGTTGCAGATAATTTATATGTACTAGCTAATAGACAGTTAGTAAAAGAATGGGTAGAAACAGGATTTAATACTACACCACATTCTATGTTTGTATCAAGAGATAGTGTGTATATGGGTGTCAATGAAGGAACAAATGATACTAGCTTATGGAGATATTATCTACCTACTGCAGGACTTGCAAGAGATTTAAATACTTCTGGTAATGGCTTAGTTATGGGCATTACACAAGGAAATGGAAAGTTTGTTATATCTGTTGCAAATTCTGATGTATATAAAGAAACATCTACATACGAAAGTGAAGGTTATATAGTTATGTCTGCTGCAGATTTCTTTACAGCAGAAAGTAAACAGTTTGTTGGTGCAGAGATATCTACCTTTGCTTTACCTAGCAATACATCAGTAGAACTTTATTACTCTACTAAGTTTGAAGCACTAGATAATGCTACAGATGGTTCATTTCAATTAGCATTGGACCAAGCTGCAGGTGTTGGTGATACAGAGAAACAGATTGCAGAAGTGTCAAGGTATATAGTTGGTAAGGTAATACTTAAATCAGAAGCAGGTGCAGA